GGGGTTTTAAACCCCGGAGTCCGCAGTAATGTAGTTCTGACCGCTTGGATGCGGCCTTGAGTATGCACTATGTGATTAACGTACTCTTGTCAACATGATTACTCACCACGCAACTGTGAGTCCCTCTGTTGATCTAGCGCGATGTCGAGAGTTTGGAGCTTCATTGCTCCCACGTCTCGATCTGCTGCTAACTATGTTAGAGCTCTCCTGCATCGAACCAGTTTGTCTGAAACTGTCGCGAACGGCGCGACAGTCCCTGAAATTACACCTTCCTGAACTCTATAAGGAAAGGTAAACCGTATAGAAGAAAGCCTGCATGTTTCCTAGGCTAGGAAAAGTCAAAATGACGGTACACCACCACACTTTTGTGGTAAACCCGTAACCTTTATGGTATGAAACATGCGCCCACTCACGCGATGAATTCGTGATGAGTGATTTTGGTCCTGATTTTGTGGATTAACATTTATTTGTAGTAGGTTTACTCGATAACCTTCGTTTCCTCTATGTGAGGTCTATTGCTGAAAAGCTGGCACACTTATGATTCGTTGAATCCCTACTTCTGGTAGTTCGATACAGTTCTTTTTGGATTGAAAGTGAATTGACACGAACGAACCTGAAGATTCCCTACTTGACATTGAGCCTCTTTTGTGAGTTTCTTTAATGTTCTCTGTTTTATGGTATAGCGCCAGGATTGATGGAAGACTATGATGATAGCACTGGAGAAAATTGCTAGTAATTCTAGAATTTTTTCCTTGTAGCGAAGATTTGTCTTGTTCGACCACATACCCTGGGGTACTTGACCCATTGAATTTATTGAAGACTCTGTCTTGTAAAGTCTTATGCAGTTTGACACCTGCATTGATAGGTAAGAAAACTACCGGATGGTCATCCTTCTGATACACCAAATCGCTTTGATGATTTCATCACTGGATTTTGACTCCAGTATTTTACGCTTTTTCTTTTTACGTAGACTATATGTCTGCGCAGTTTTCTGGCATGGTTACTGACCTATAACTTGTCGCGGTACCCAATCCGTTTGTCTCTCCAAAATGTCCGCCTATGTGAGTGAATGTAATAATCGTTTAAGAGACACTGCCAGTGGTTTGTCAGCCACGAAGCACGACGCCAGCTTGGCCGCTGGATTTGGCACCTTTACACGTTCGAGTGGAGGTTGCCCGCACGAAGTTCTTCTTTGCTATACATGTATTGTGACTCCTCTCATTTCCCCTGAAGGGAGACACTTATCGTATTTACTTGAACATCGTGCCAAGAATGGAAAGTGTATTAAATGCACTGTCGGCACACGAAATTTGCCTCAACCTAAAGGCTTACTCAAACCAGGCTTAGTCCCTGGATCCATTCTTCCCCGCCCAACTGTCGATGGCAATGCCGAAATGTCAATCGATGAATATACAAAAATCGTCTCGGCCTCAGACGTCTTACGATCCCTGTCTCAACCTGAAACTGGGACCCCAGAGACTTCTTCAGAAGCCTCTCCCGTCGCTGAGGTTAATCTTGCCGATTTTCAGGAACTCCACAATACACCTGAAATCGATGACGATACTGAGCTGGATGTACTTCACACCAAGTCGACAATCGGCTCACAACTTGCTGAAGTTAAGGAGAAAATGTCATCTTCTTTTCCGCCTTCATTAATTCGAAAATGTTCGAAGGCACTCAGCCAACTCGTTCTCCTTTCTGTGGGACTTTGCCATGATACAAATCTTGAATCTGTCGTCACGCGTTGTATCGCTTTTCTTGACGCGATGCTTGACGATGGAATTGTGATGAATCTCCATGACATTCTTTTCTCTTATGTTAAGGACGTCGAACTTCCCGCAGTTCTCAAAGGCAAAACAGTGCAAGAATGTTATGCTTTGGAGAATGAGGTCTCCGCACCTGAGACTCTCTCCCCAACGGCGATGGCCGTGTGGGACACCCTGAAGAAGGGCGTTTTCACCAAACATCTCTCATATGTTGTTGGAACCGCTTTTGCTTTCTTCACCTGCAAGATCCAGAATATTGAATTCAGTCACCCTCTCCACGACTCTATTATGAAACATGCTGAGTCGGATAAAATTGATGGTGTTGACTTCATTGACCATGTTCTTAAATTGTACAATTGGATCTCCACTGTTGGTGCTGCTTGTCTTGAGCAACGCAGCTTGAAACCTTTGACTCTCAATTCTGGTGGTCTGGCTAAATGCCATGAAGGCTACTATGCTGTCAAACAGTGGTTTATTGATGCTAAACGTGATGGCACAAGTACTATGGAAGAACGCCAGCTTCAATATGTGAAGATTGAGACGATTTACAAGACTCTCGTTACTCTTTGCAAAATTGAACGCGACAAATTCACTACCCTTCAAGCGTCATCCCTGATACGTGAGGTTGGAGCTCTCTATAATGAGATCAAAGACTTTGTGTTAAAGATTGATGCTGTCAAGGTCGCACGTGGAATCCATCTCCACGGCCCCCCCAAAACTGGGAAATCTTATATCTCTGCAGCCATTCATGAGCAACATTGCCTCGCTCGTGATGTTGTATACAGAGAAACGGATAATGCCCAATTGAATTTGATGGCGGAATTCCAGGATGAAATTCATAATAGTACTCAGTCAATCACGGTCAATGAAACTTCTGCAATCAAGGAGCAGTATGCCAAATCTATTGAAACGGCGTACACCACCTCGTTAGCACTCGTTGACCCTGTTCCGTATCATCCAAATCGTTCAAATATTGAGGACAAAGCAAAAATCACAGCTCAGCACATCAGTGTTGTTTCCACTGGTAACACAGAAGAACCGTTTATCCATGTTGCCAAAACACCTGGTGCGTGGACTCGTAGATATACTTCTGTATACATGCGAGTAGCTCCGAAATTCGCTGATGCTCATGGACGCTTCGATAGTTCCAAATCTGATGGCTCTCACAATTATCACATTTTTGATGTGTATGAGATTGTTTATTCGGAGAGTGGACACAAGAAACGTGTTTACTATAAGTTCAAAGATGGTGAAAGCCGGGATATGAACACCTGTGATTTCATGGAGCTCGTGCGCGCTCTCGCTATTGCGCATTATGCTTCCGAGGATCGTTTGGAAGGAGAAAGGAAAAAAGAGAAAAAGGCTGGGTGCACAAAATGCAAACGTTTGGCACACTTCTGCACTTGTGTGTCACATGATGTTCGAATTTCCACCGATGAGATGACCCAAGTTCAAGCTACTGTTGTTAGTGGCGTATCTGAAGAAGATATGTGTCCTGGTTGTACTCGTCTGGGTCCTCATGGAAACAAATGTGAGTTTCAAGAAGGGTGTGAATACTGTATTAGGTGTGGTAACATTCCTTCAGAACCAGAATCTGGGAAAGCAGTCAATGCTGTCTTATCCTTTGGTTCTTCACTCTTTTTTGAATCCATAGCCTCTTGGATGAATCCTTTTATTCGGTTGCGTTGGATTTGGTCGATCGATTCTTTGACGACCGAGTCCCTTCGCGAAGATTTGCTTGAGGAGATCAGTTACATTCCGGACACGATTGGTACTACTGCTTTTAGCCTAGTGCCACAGTCCTGGTTGGAACGTCCCGACGGACAGCCCAATTTCCTAGGTAAGCAAAAAGACCGTTTTCTTCGGTTTGTTGCTGCTGAAAAACAGATGTTTCTTCCTCTTCGTGTCTTTCTGAAGAGAGCCTTCACCATTTCACTCATCACGTTCATTGTTTGCACTTGCATTGTTTTTGGTTTGGATTATTTCGGATTTGAACGTCATCATTGGGAGTTCACCCAGCGCCACACTTATGAAGTCACGCGTTGGGGTTGGATCCCAATGTATCCGGAGTATTCTGATTATGTCATGGAAAATCGTGATCATTATGCACAAAAGGGTATTTACACCCTTGCTCATCTTGAGTGGCAGGAGTATTACATTAATTTGTATTTTTTCCAACGCCTTCTCGGGAAGATTTTCTATTTTTGGCATTACCAAGAAACAGTGACGACATACATCCTTGTTCGCAAGATGGCAGATTGGTGGCATTTTCCGCTTATCATGTCTTTGTCATATTTTGTGCTGTCCTTTCTGTGGATGTGGTTTCGACGAGCTCTTGGTTTTCATCAACGTTATGAGAATCTTAAGATTCGAGCCGCTTCCGATAAAGATTTGCAGAAAAACTTATATGACAAAATTCGTCGTTGCCCTCAGGAATACAACACTCTTGTTCCAACAGCAATTGGACTCATGGGTGTTATCATCTCGGGTTTGACTCTCTGGAATATGATTCGTTCTAACCCAGAGGGCGGAATTGTCCGAGATGGAAAGGGTGACGGTAATGCTTGGAATTCCTTCATGTTGTTTAACAGGTCCACTCCCACAGGAAGTGTTGATAATGGTGTGACTACTGATGATACAGTCAATCGAATGAAACGTGCCATTTGCTTGGTCAAAGCCACCGTTGGTGGTGAGGAAACCGAAGTTGTTGGAACTTTTGTTCAGACTGGTTTTCTAATGCTGCCGCGTCACTTCTTCAAGCCTGATCCAATGAAGGATGAATTGCAGGATGTCACTGATTTGCACATTGATTGCAATGGTTTCAAGACTAAAGTGCGTATTTATAAAGAGTCTTTGAAACCCATGGACGGAAAAGATTGTGTTATCATTAAGGTTCCAAAAGGGCCCAAGATGAAACATGATGTCATTGAACTCCTCCCCACTCAGACTGGTAGTGATTGCCACTCCGCAACTCTTGTCCACTTGCGCGAAGGTCCTGAAAAGACTAACGCTAAATATGTGGCTCGTGTTGATTGTGGTGGTTACTCATGTGGTAGAGGTGTGACGTACCGTTCAAATTGCACACAAGTTGGTTATTGTGGAACACCAGTTGTTCGCAAAGGTGTGGTTATGGGCTTCCACATCTCCGGCGATCGCACACTCCTCGGGCAGAAAATTGGAAATGCGCAAGAGATCATGCGCTCAGACGTCGAGGGTTATATCGAGTCCCTTCGAAATGATCCAGACTATATTTCCACACCCGAGGCAGGGGTTGTTCCTGAGGAACGACTGGGCTATCGATTGATTAAAGGTGAGGGACGTCATCCCCAAACCAAAGTCTTCGAAGAATTAGCCGAATACCATGGAATCAAGGTATTAGGTAACAACCCTGATCTCGTTAGATATCGTTCCAGAGTCCGCAAAAGTATGATCAGTGATGGTCTCGCTCAAGTTACAGGGCGTCGCAATAAATGGAAATCTCCGGATATGCGAGCGCCTTGGATTCACCACAATAAAGCACTCAAATTTGTCGCTGAGGGTGCATGGGAGGTTCCACCACTTGCTCTGAAATGGGCTTTTGATGATTACCTCTCAGATATCCTTAAGCGTCTCCCTGCTTACAAAGAAGCTCATCCTGACCTTTGTCGAGTTCTTGATGATTTCGAAATGGTCAATGGAATTCCCGAATCCATGTACATGAAGATTGTTAACATGAAATCTTCCATTGGACCGATTGGAAAAGCTTCTGGAAGCAAAATCATGAGTGATTTATTTGTTGAAATTGAACGCGGATCAAATAATGAAAAGAGATACAAGCTCGCTCCCCATGCCCAAAAGTACCATGATGAGATGAAAGATTATTTTCGTCGTGGTATCAAGTACGGTGTGTGGACACGAACATGTCTCAAGGATGAAGTTGTTGATGAGGACTCGGAAAAAGTTCGAATCTTTTACATTCTTGAATGCATTTTTGCTCTTCTTGTCCGAAAGTACTATCTTCCGATCGCTGAATTCATTTCGCGCAATCCTTTGTTGTGTGAGTGTGCTGTCGGAATCAATTGTGCTGGACCAGAATGGGAGCTCACTATGCAATATGTTCAAGAGCTTGCGACCGATGAAAAGATGGTCGATTGGGACTATTCCAAGTACGACCTCAAGAGATCTCAAGATGTGACAATCGCATCGATGAACATTATGCGGCGAATTGCCGAGTTCATGGGATATTCAGAGGAAGAACTTAAGATCATGGACGGTATTGCGGATGAACTTCGCAATCCGACCATCGATTGGAATGGTACCATTATCTCTTGCTTTCTTTGGTCGTCAGGCAATTCAATGACTGTGTATGGAAACTCCATCGAAAATTCCCTTCACAATCGCATTTCTTTTTATGTGAACGGTGTTTCCAAACTCGGTCTTGATGCCTTTCTCTCGCTTGGCAGTTTCCGTGAAAATGAGCGAATCATCACTTATGGTGATGACGGACAAAGTGGTTCCAAACCGAGTGTGCGTTCGTTGTGCAATTTCTCTGCGAAGGAAAGTTATTTCAGCAGCATTAATATGAAAATTACTGATGCAGCGAAGAGTGATGATCCGGCTGATGAAGTCCATCGTGATCTGATTGACTTTTTGAAGAGAAAGAGCGTACACCATGAAAAACTTAATTGCCGTGTCGGAGCTTTGTCTCTGACTTCCATCGATAAAATGGGCCATATGGTGAGTGGTTCCGGTGATCTCGAAGATCTTGCCGTGAACGCCATTATCACTATGCTTCTCGAATCATTCCTTCATGGACCCGAGATTTATGGCCAATACCGAGAGGAACTCAGTCAGGTCGCGAAAGATCATGATTTGTGGACTGAGTACCTCGATTTTGATTACGACACTCTTGTTGATCGATGGCATGAAAAGTACTAGAGTGAAGTAGACGACCTGCTGGATGTCTTTAAAAGCCAGGGGCAGCTCATCTGCCTTCTACGGAGAAGCAAGGAATTTTGTGTATATGGTTACCAATTTTGTTTACGTGTTACATATCCCTGTATAAATGTTTATTATATATATTTGAAACGAAGTTAGGCTTTGCACAATCTCTACACACATAGCGGGTCGTCGCCTTGGCGAGTGACGATACCAAGCATATTTTTGCCAACTTCAAATCATAAAATATTTCAGTCAGGCATGGCTGCTGATCCCTACATACAATCCCAAACCATGCAATTCCGTGATAACGTACCTGGCTCTATGGACGAGCGAGGAGCTGTTATGGATCCCACTCGGGATCTTGCACTTCTCGGCGATGCCTCACTTGGAGCTTGGTTTTCCCGTCCAATACGAATCGCGGATTTTACTTGGGACGTCAATGATTCCCTCTTTGAACGTTTCAACCCCTGGACACTTTTCTGGGAGAATGGAAGAAATATTGAGAAAATCAAGAACTTTCACCTCCTTCGATCGAAGCTACACGTTAAAATTCTCATTAATGGAAATGCTTTCTACTATGGGCGAGCGATTGCTGCCTATGAACCCCTCAGTCCCCTTGACAATACGTCACCTTCACGCCAGTGGGTTCAAGAAGATATTATCCGAGGATCACAACGTATGCATGTTTACATCAATCCTACTATGTCAGCTGGTGGTTCTATGGAACTTCCATTTTTCTGGCCCAAAAATAACTGGGTCGTTGGAGCTAACGACTGGCGAAATATGGGAGAGATTGTTCTCGCTTCGATCAATGACCTCAAACATGCTAATGCAAGCACTGATTCCCTCAATATTACTGTCCTCGCTTGGGCAGAAGATGTCAAGTTTGCCATTCCTACACGGGCGATACCCCAATCGTCTGTTGCAGAATCTGGTAAACCCAAAGGGAAATCGAATGACGAACACGAGCAAGATGTCATCTCTCGGCCTGCTACAAATGTGGCTCGAGTCGCAGGAGCGTTATCTAACGTCCCTGTTATCGGACCCTACGCAAAGGCTACAGAGATGGGGGCGAACGCGGTTGCTAACACGGCAAAGATGTTTGGCCTTTCAGCGCCGAATGATCTCCATCAATCGCTCTTTGAACCTCGTGCGAAACATTCGCTTGCAGTTACTGATACTAAGCAGTCAGCAAATAAAGTTACTGTGGATAGCAAACAGGAACTCACTATCGACCCGTGCACAACCGGAATCAGGTCGACCGACGAGCTTCCAATCGGATCAATCGCTGGACGAGAATCCTATCTCACCACATTCTTCTGGCCCGTTAGCGCCACTCCCGGATTCCATCTCTGGAATGCCCGAGTCGATCCAGGACTCAAGGGACGCAACGGAGCAGAATGGCACTTCCCAGCAAGCGCGCTCGCTGCACTTCCATTTCAATATTGGAGAGGAACTATGCGTTTTCGCTTTCAGGTCGTCGCTTCCGAATACCACAAAGGGCGCCTTCGAGTTTCTTACGATCCTCGTATTGGTGCTTTTGATGGTGAGTTTAATACACAGTATACTACAATCCATGACATAGCGGAAACCAAGGATTTCACAATAGATGTTGGTTGGGGACAAGATGTTCCCTTCCGTGAAAGTCTTGGTTGGTACAGTAGCCAGGAATATGGCATTGACCCATTGATCACAAACCTTGTTCAAGGCAATGGCGTCTTGACAGTCAATATTTTGAACAAACTGTCAGCGCCAGCTAATGATAACGAGGATATTTCTGTTAATGTTTTTATTTCCATGCTTGACGATTTTGAGGTTGCCGCACCAGATGATAAGATTTCCTACTTGAAATTCCGACCTCCGGTTTCAGTACCGGAAAATAATTCTTATTCGGGTTTCATAAAGAAACTCTCGTTGAAGAAGTCGATTCCTGAATCTGGTGTTCCTGAAACTAAAGATGATGATCTGGATGATCAAGGTGCACCCATCACTGATCCGGAAACGGTTGATGAGATGGCTAAAACGCAAATTGATACTCCTGACACCACTATGGTTTTTATGGGCGAAGTAATACCTTCTTTTCGAACCCTTTTGAAACGTGCTTACCGCGCGGAATTACGGTTAATGGCTGAACCAAATTCAACAGCTGTTTACAAGATTTCTCGTGGATCTTTTCCAACGTACGGTGGTTTTATCACTGGACAAACTCTATCAACTGGTTCGATGGTCACTGCTTTTTCCGACGGTCGCTTTTATAATGCGGCCCTCACCACTCTTCTCAATTACCTTGGTCGCGCTTTTCTTGGATGGCGTGGTTCAACCAGGTGGACGGCAGACACTAGTACTGTGAATTTAACTTCGATTAGGTCTGGAGGAGATGGTGCTGATACGTGGAACAGCACAACTTTCTCACTTGCTCGACGAAATGATTTTTCATTGACACAGAGCATAGCTGAGAGTGCTGGTCCACTCATTACAAATATTCCTCAGATCTTCAATGGAGTTGATCGAGGTCTTGATTGTTATGGGCTCTACTTAGGTAATACCGCGGTTAACCCCATACAGACGATCGAGGTTCCTTATCTCCAAAATGATCGATTCAAGTACACTTTTGTTGATGACAACTACGAGACGTCTACTAGCGGGCCTGGATGGGATTTTTCCATCATGTTACCCGAAAGTGAGACAGCGATCGATACGAGTTATCTGAAACTTTATGTGTCAGCTGGAGAAGATTTCAATTTCTTCTTCTTCAACGGGATGCCCCCTGTTTATTTCGAGCAGGCTTATGCGCAAGATAGTGCGGGATAAATCCCAGAAAACAACAAACTACTTAACGAAAGGCCCCGTTTCGTAGTCATAAATATAGGCCGGTTAAAATACACTCCTCTGCAAGAAAGTAGAGGATGCTTGGTCCGAGTGTGCAAACTCTATCCCTGCTCTTACGTGGCAAACTTTTCGAGACACCACTCTGAGATGGGACGAGTCCCTGTGACACTGAGATCAATACTTGTTAAAGCTCAAAACATGAGTACCGATATTTTTCAGGCCCTGCGTGCGAAGGGGGTATGTTTTATCTTCGTACAGGACGAACTCGGGGGGCCCGAGTTCACGGTCACACGGCATGTGTGGTCGTCCGACAATTCCTTAAGTGAAAACCACTGATTTTTACTTCTCGACTTGTCGGGGAGGTTTTATTAGGTGGTCCTTACTTTACACTGGAATAGCCGGGAATCAGTAATATTCTCAAAATGGAGTGCTA